AGTCGAGATCGCCGGCGAGAAGAAGCTGGCCCTGTTCGCCCAGATCGAACCCACCGAAGCGCTGATCGCCCTGAACAAGAAGGGGCAAAAGATTTACACCTCCATCGAGGTGCAGCCCAACTTCGCCAAGACCGGCAAGGCCTACCTGGTCGGCCTGGCCGTCACCGACAGCCCGGCCAGTCTGGGTACCGAGGCCCTGCAGTTCAGCGCGCAGCACGGCACCTTGGCCAATCGCAAACTGCACCCCGAAAACCTGTTCACTGCCGCAGAAGAAGCCGAACTCCAGTTCGAGGAGATCGAGGAGAAGCCCAGCATGGGCGCCGCCCTGTTCGCCAAGGTCCAGGAACTGCTGAAAGGCAAGCAGGCCAGGGATGACGGCGAGTTAGCCCAGTTCAGCCAGGCGGTCGAGGCCATCGCCGACCACGTGAAGGACCTGCCCGAAAAGCTCACCCAGGCCGAGCAGCAAGTCACCGAGCTGACCAGCCAGGTGCAGAGCCTGCAGACCGAGCTGAATGAACTGAAGGACAAGCTCGGCAACACCCAAGACCACCACCAGCAACAGCGCCCGCCGGTGACCGGCGGCGGCAGCCAGATCAAGACCCAGTTCTGATCGGCGAGCATCAGGAGAGATTTCATGCGTAAAGAAACCCGCCTCGCGTTTACCGCCCTGGCTGCCCAGATCGCCCTGCTCAACGGGGTGGCCAGCGCAACCGAGAAGTTCAACGTTGCACCGTCGGTGCAGCAGACCCTCGAAGCCGCCATGCAGGAGTCCAGCGACTTCCTGAACCGCATCAACCTCATCGGCGTGCTCGAGCAGTCGGGCGAGGCCCTGCTGCTGGGCGTCAATGGCCCCATCGCGAGCCGTACCAATACGGCCGGCGGCAACCGTCGCACCCCGGCAGACCGCAGTGCACTCGTCAAGGACGACTATTTCTGCAAGCAGACCAACTTCGACTGCGCGTTCCCGTACTCGCTGCTGGATGCCTGGGCCAAGTTTCCCGATTTCCAGGTGCGCCTGACCAACGCCATCATTCAGCGCCAGGCCCTGGATCGCATCATGATCGGTTTCAACGGTGTCAGCGCTGCCGACGCCACTAACAGGGAGGCCAACCCCCTGCTGCAGGATGTGAACATCGGCTGGCTGCAGAAGATCCGCACCAAGGCCCCCGACCGCGTGCTGGATGAAGGCGTCGAGGACTCCGGCGAGGTCACCGTGGGCGCCAATGGCGACTACCAGACCCTGGATGGTCTGGTGTTCGACGCCGTGCAGATGCTCGATCCGTGGCACCGCACCCGCCCGGATCTGGTGGTGCTGGTCAGCCGCGATCTGATGCACGAAAAGCTGCTCAAGGCCGTGGAGAAAGGCGCCACCTCCAACCAGGAAGAGAACGCCGCCCAGGAAATCGTCAGCCGCGCCCGCCTCGGCGGCCTGCCGGTGGTCGATGCGCCGTTCTTCCCGGAAGGCACCGTGCTGGTCACCTTCCTCAAGAACCTGTCCATCTACTGGCAGGAAGGCGCCCGCCGCCGCCACCTGAAGGACGAACCGGAATACGACCGCATCGCCGACTACCAGTCCAGCAACGACGCCTATGTGGTCGAGGACTTCGGCGCCGTTGCCTTGGTCGAGAACATCGAGGCCGTCTGACCATGCGCCTGACCCTTGCCCAACGTACCCAGCTGCGCAAACGCGCAGCCCAGCAGGCCGCAGCCGCGGCCCCGGCCACCTCCATGGCCGGGGCCACCACCTACGAGCTGCAGCTGGCCCAGCTGCACCAGGACCGCCACCGCCTGAAACAGATCCAGTCCACCGAGGGCAAGGTCGAGCTCAAGCGGGAGCTGGTGCCGCACTACGCCCCGTATATCGACGGCGTGCTGGCCGCCGGTGTCGGCGCCCAGGACGAAGTGCTGACCACTCTGATGATCTGGCGCTTCGACATCGGCGACTGGACCGGCGCCCTGGCCATCGCCCGCTACGTGCTGCAGCACGGCCTGACCATGCCGGACAGGTTCGCGCGCACGCCGGGCACGTTGATCGCCGAGGAGATAGCCGAGGCCGCGCTCAAGGCCCTCAAGCTCGGCCAGCCCTTCGAGCTGGCGGTGCTGGAGCAGGCCTCCGATCTGACCCGTGAGCAGGACATGCCCGACGAGGCCCGCGCCAAGCTGCACCTGGCCATCGGCCGCGTGCTGCTGGGAGGCATCCCGGACGAGGCCCTGAGCCCGGAGCAGTTGAGCCAGTTGCATGCCGCCCACGCCAACGTGCTGCGCGCCATCGAACTGCACGAGAAGTGCGGCGGCAAGAAGGACCTGGAGCTTGCCGAGCGCCTCCTGAAGAAACACGCCCCGGCCACCGCCGAGGCATAACCGAGCGTCCCCGCGCACCCCGGCGGCTCGGGGCGGATCAGCAGGCCAAGCCCTTCGCTGTGAAGCCCCGACCACCGCCGACTGATTCCGAGGCATTGATGAGCGGATTCATCGAAACCGGCAAAACCGAGGCCTTCACCCTGACCAACGACGGTTTCTGGCCGGACATCGAGGCCGACCACCTGCGCGCCTCCCTGCGCATGGACGGCACCGTCAGTGATGCGCGCCTGGAGATGGCCGCCGTCAACGCCGTGCTGGCCGTCAACCGGGAACTGGCCTCACTGCGGGCCGAGTACCGAGCCCAGGGCTACGAGCGCCTGCAAGATGTGCCGGCCGCCCAGCTGCAGGGCCTCAGCGGGCTGGTCCACCTGTATCGCCGCGCCGTGTACTGCACCGCCGGCGCCGAGCTGGCCGAGCGGTTCCGCAGCTATGACGCCACCGCCGCCGGCAACCAGCGCGCCGACGACCTCACCCCGAGCATCGACGAGTACCGCCGCGACGCCCGCTACGCCATCCGCGACCTGCTGGGCATCGGCCACACCACGGTGGAGCTGATCTGATGGACATCATCCGCGCCCACCAGGGCGACACCCTCGACGCGATCTGCTGGCGGTACTACGGCCGCACGGCAGGCGTGGTCGAGCTGGTGCTGGAGGCCAACCCCGGGCTGGCCAGCCTGGGGCCGGTCCTGCCGATCGGAACCGAGGTGAAGATGCCGGCGGCGCCCGCACAGGCGACCCAGCGCGACGTGGTGAACCTATGGGACTGATCAACCACACCCTCTCCGAGGGCCAACGAGATGAGCAACATGCCTGACCGTCCTGAAACCTGGGCCTGGCTGAGCGTCTGGCTGCAAGAAAACTTCCCGGTGCTGTACGCCGCCATGCTCGCCGCTGCCATTGCCGCCGCTCGCCTGCTGCACGGCGGCAGCACCTGGCGTCGCATCGGGCTGGAAGCCCTGATCTGCGGGCTGATCACCCTGGCGGCCAGTCACGGCCTCGCGCTGTTCGGCATTCCCGTGTCCGCGGCGCCGCTGTTCGGTGGTGCCATCGGCCTGATCGGTGCCGAGGGCATCCGTGAAGGCCTCAAGCGCTTCTACAACCGCAAGGCGGACACCCGATGACCCTGCGCCTCAACGACCGCAGCCTGGCCGTGCTCCAGCTGCAGAAACGCCTCAACGAACTGGGCGCCTCGCCGCGCCTGTATCCGGATGGCCATTTCGGCCCGGTCACCGAGGCCGCCGTGCGCGAGTTCCAGCAGCGCGCCGGGCTGGTGGTGGATGGGGTGGTTGGCCCGAAGACGCAGCTGGCCCTGGACGGCGCCGACACCAGCAGGCTGCTTGGCCAGCGCGACCTGCAGCGCGCCGCCGACCGCCTGGGTGTGCCGCTGGCCAGCGTCATGGCCCTCAACGTCGTGGAGAGCCGCGGCGAGGGCTTCGCCGCCAACGGGCGCCCGGTGATCCTGTTCGAGCGGCATGTCATGCACGAGCGCCTGCAGGTCCATGGCCTAAGCGAAGACGAGGCGGATGCCCTGGCGGACCGCCATCCGGGCCTGGTGAACCGCCGGGCGGGCGGCTACGTCGGCGACACCGGCGAGCATCAGCGTCTGGCCAGTGCGCGACAGATCCACGATATCGCTGCCCTTGAATCCGCCAGCTGGGGGCTGGGCCAGGTCATGGGCTACCACTGGCAACTGCTCGGCTACGACAGCGCCCAGGACTTCGCCGAGCGTATGGCCCGGCACGAATCCGAGCAGCTGGAGGCCTTCGTGCGCTTCATCGAGGCCGATCCGGCCCTGCTCAAGGCGCTCAAGGCACGCAAATGGACCGAGTTCGCCCGCCGTTACAACGGCCCGGACTACGCCCGCAACCTGTACGACGTGAAGCTGGCCCGGGCGTTTGATCAGTTCAGCGACGTGCTGCAGGCCGCCGCATGAGTCGCCTGCTGCTCGCCCTGATCGCGGTGCTGGGCATGCTGCTCTGGCTCAAGGACACCCAGCTCGACGCGGCATTGGCTGGGAAGAATCTGGCCAATGAGCGCGCCGAGCAGGCCGAGGCGCGGGCCCAGCAGCACAAGGCCAACGCCGACACGCTGGCCGCCAC